TCTAATGTTTAGTATTCAACCTGTGATCGACATTTTTGCTGCTCTATCGCAGCGTCAGCGAAGTTTTGCGGTGTTGGGTGTCTTTGTTGTATTAATTTTAAGTATTATTGGTCCGCTTATCTTTATCTGGGCGCTCAACACGTTGTTTGCTCTTGAGATTTCATATACGTTTTGGACGTGGCTTGCCGCGCTTATTTTTATGAGCGTTGTAGGTAGAACAAACACCGAGGTACATAAACAATGATTGGCAACATAAAAACTCAATACTACGTCACTCTGGTTGCCATTGAATTTATTGCTTTCGCTTTGATGGTAAAATATGCGCCCGATCTCGCTGGAGCGTGGTTTACAATCATCCAAGCAATTCGGCTTCGCTAACTAATGATACCTCCTTACTCGAGCGCCCGCGGGCGCTTTCTTTGTTGCCTAATCTAGCTATATCTTGTATAATCAACTAAAATCAAGGAGATATTATGGCTGACTTTTATACCAGCATCAACCGACACGGAAACAACATTCTCGTTCGTGGCGTAGAGCGGGGAGAAAAAATTGCGCGCAAAGTAAAATTCGAACCAACTCTATTTATTCCGACAGACAAACAGACTGGCTGGCGGACTCTATATGGCGAAAATGTCATGCCGAAGATGTTCGATACTATGCGAGATGCTGGTGAATATATTAAGCAATATGACGACGTGGAAAACTTCTCTGTCCACGGAACAACCAACTATGTTACACAATACATTGCTGAGAAGTATCCTCGTGAGATTCACTTCGACAGAGACATGGTAAATGTGACGACTATCGACATTGAGGTTGCATCAGATCAGGGGTTTCCTCACGCATACGAAGCAGCACATCCTGTGATCTCTATCACACAAAAGAACAACATCGACCATACATATTACATTTGGGGGCTATATGACTATAACCCAGATAATTGCGAAATTGAAGGAATCAAGATCGTATATAAAAAGTGCAAGGATGAAATCGATCTTCTACTCAGTTGGCTTCACCATTGGAACCATATTAGCTTCTCCCCTGACATTGTTACTGGTTGGAACACTCGTCTTTTTGACCTTGTTTATCTGATCAATAGGTTAAAAAACCTAATCGGCGGGGGCGTCTACAAGAAAGTTTCTCCGTGGGGGGTAGTTGACCAGCGAAACATCATAATTGCGGGTCAAGAGCATATGGCATATGAGATCTCCGGAATCCAGCAGCTAGACTATCTTGACCTGTTCAAGAAATTTGGATACACATACGGCCAGCAAGAATCTTACCGACTTGATCACGTCGCGTTTGTCGTCCTTGGTGAACAGAAACTGTCGTATGAAGAATACGGCAACCTTCATTCTCTATACAAACACGATTTTCAGAAGTTTATCGACTATAACATCAAAGACGTTCAGCTTGTTGACCGCTTCGAAGAGAAGATGGGTCTGATTACGCTCGCGATGACGATGGCATATCGTGGGGGCGTAAACTTCTCCGATACATTTGGAACAACCGCTATCTGGGATTCTATCATCTATAGGATTCTGTGGAACAAGAAAATTGCAGTTCCGCAGCACAAGCCAAAGACTAAAGTTCCGTATCCAGGCGCGTATGTCAAAGATCCGTACATCGGGCAGCACGACTGGGTTGTTAGCTTTGATTTGAATTCGCTCTATCCCAACATTATTGTTCAATACAACATGAGTCCGGAAACAATATCAATACGCAGACCGGGAGTTGATGTCGACACTCTGTTGGAAGGCGATGTTTCGTTAGATCAAAATCTAACTCTTGCTGCAACTGGCGTTCAATTTACAAAAGACCAACGCGGGATTATTCCTACGATTATTCGTCAATACTACGAAGAACGAGTGTTGATCAAGAAGCGAATGTTGGAAGCTAAGCAAGAGTACGAGGCGTCAAGGAATCGCCAACTGGAAAACGAAATTACAATTCTCGAAAACCAGCAAATGTCAATTAAGATTCTTATGAACAGTCTTTACGGAGCGATGGGAAACGCTTATTTTAGATACTTCGATAACAGAATTGCCGAAAGCATTACAACTTCTGGCCAGCTAGCTATTAGGTGGGCAGAGCGAGCGATTAACAAGTTTATGAACGAATTGCTCGGAACGGACGAAGATTACATCATTGCAATCGATACTGATTCTCTGTATGTTAACATGGAGCCTCTGGTTAATAAATTTAATCCTAAGGATCCTGTTAAGTTTCTCGATAAAGTCGCTTCAGAGAAGCTAGAAGTTGTTCTAGAGCATGCATATGCGGAGCTCGCTGAACGAGTAAATGCGTTTGAGAATCGCATGGTAATGAAGAGAGAAGCTATTGCTAATAGAGGCGTCTGGATTGCCAAGAAGCGCTACATTCTCAACGTACATAACAATGAAGGTGTACAGTATAGCATTCTCAACGTACATAACAATGAAGGTGTACAGTATAGCATTCCTAAAATTAAGATGATGGGTGTAGATGCTGTTAGATCATCAACTCCTCAAGTGTGTCGCGACAAATTTAAGCAGATCTTTAAGGTGATTCTTAACGATGGCGAACAGGCGACCCAACAGTTTATCAGCGAGTTTAGCAGTGAGTTTGCTCAGCTAACTCCAGAACAAGTATCATTTCCGAGAACAGTTAGCGACTTAGATAAGTGGTCTGATCGCAGATCGATCTATGCGAAAGGATGCCCGATCCATGTTCGTGGTGCCTTGCTTTACAATCACTACATCAAGCAGCTAGGGCTCGAACAAAAGTACGAACTGATAAAAAATGGTGAAAAGATCAAATTTGTCTATCTAAAAATGCCAAACCCAATAAAGGAAAATATTATTTCATATCCAAACAACTTACCAGCTGAACTAAAGTTGCACAAGTTTGTAGATTATAGTATGATGTTTGATAAGTCGTTTGTCGACCCGCTATCTCACTTGTTAGATGCTTTGAAATGGTCAGCTGAACCAGTAGCGACGTTGGAGGACTTTTTTGTGTAATGATATCCGTAACAATATTCAAATCACCTAGATGGTGGGAAGCTAAGCTGAGATACGTATATGACAATAAAACTCATAGGCGTATTGATTTTAATAGTTGGCCTCAGTTTGCAAGTTTCCTAAATAAACTATCACAAAGGCCATTAGCTGGAAAGCAAAGCGCAGAGCTTATCTCGCCAGCGATATTTCTTCCAAACACGACCAGAGCTAATAAGAATGTAACGGCGTGGGCCGGATGGGCTGCTATCGACGTTGACGATGTTGAAATAACCGGAGATTTAGATGATTACCTTTTTGATAGGTATGGTAATTATAATTGCGTTGTCTATAGCACTGCAAGCTCTACACGAGAGCGACCGAAGTATCGCGCCGTATTCCAGACTAGTCGCTTTGTGGAACCGGATAACATTAGACCATTCTGGTTCGCCCTCCAACACGAGTTTAACGACGCAGGAGATACTCAATGTAAGGATTTCAGCAGAATGTATTACATCCCTGCAACATATGATAACGCGTTTAATTTTTTCCGTAGCTATTCTGGTGCTGTTGTTGATGTGGATGACCTTCTTAAACGTCACCCATACGTTGAAAAAAAGCGAGCAGGAAATTTGTTCGACGATCTGCCAGACGAATGGAAGCAACAAATACTAGATCACAAGAAATCTTCTCTTAGCAATGCCAACTATAGCTGGTCTTCATATCACGATTGCCCGTTTTGGCCAAAAAAACTTGCAATTGAATATTTGACAATCAGTCAAACCGGTTGGTATGCAAAAATGTATCAAATAATGATTGCTATAGCTGGGTTTGCTATAAGCAAAGGATATCCAATTTCTCCGAATGAGATCGTTCAGTTGTGCCGCCAGTTTGATGTCGAGAACGGTAATTGGTATGAAAATAGGCCAATGGACATCGAAGCTATTAATGCAATCGAATATGCTCTAAAGAATGCAACAGTAAAGGAATAAACATGTCGATAATGGATAAACTCAAAAAGAACAGCAAAATTAAGAACACAGAGATTCTTTCCGAGTCCCAATTGTTCAATCAAAAGGACATGACGCCAACTAACGTTCCTATGGTCAATGTCGCGCTGTCTGGTAGTTTGACTGGGGGGTTGACGTCTGGGCTAACTGTTCTTGCGGGTCCGTCAAAACACTTTAAAACATCATTTGCGCTGTTGATTGCTTCTGCGTACATGAAAAAGTACCCAGAAGCCGTAATGTTGTTTTACGACAGTGAATTTGGGTCGCCACAATCTTATTTTGAAACGTTCGACATTGATACGTCTCGTGTTCTACACACACCGATCACTAATGTTGAAGAGTTGAAGTTTGATATGATCAACCAGCTGGAGAATATCGACCGCGGCGATAAAGTAATTGTTGTAATAGACTCTATCGGAAACTTAGCGTCGAAAAAAGAGCTAGAGGATGCTATCGATGGAAAGTCGGTCGCTGATATGTCCCGCGCGAAAGCCCTGAAAGGACTGTTTAGGATGACAACGCCATACCTGACGATGAAAAATGTTCCGATGCTAGCAATTAATCACACCTATAAAGAAATTGGCCTATATCCAAAAGACGTTGTTGGTGGTGGTACTGGAATTTATTATTCCGCTGACAACATTTGGATTCTTGGGCGACAGCAAGACAAGGTTGGCACCGAGATCAAAGGATACCACTTTATTATCAATATTGAAAAGTCGCGTTTTGTGAAAGAGAAATCGAAGATCCCGATTTCTGTTTCTTGGGAAGGGGGCGTGATGAAGTGGAGCGGACTGCTTGAGGTCGCACTTGCAACTGGTCACGTTCGTAAGCCATCTAACGGATGGTATGAGCGTGTTGATTTAGAGACTGGCGAAGTGCTCGGCAACAAATATCGCGAAAAAGACACGCAAAATGCTGAATTTTGGCAGCCGATTCTCTCCAATAGTCAATTTACTAATATGGTAATGAAAACATATTCAATTGGTCATTCATCACTAATTGCCGCCGACGCTATTGTTGAGGAAGCTGATGATTGATATCAATAAAGTAAGTGAGGGGATTGACTATACCATAATTTCTAGTCCAATAGATAATCACTCTGATGCTTGGTTTGTGTCAGTGCTCCGTGGTGATTTTGCTGGGTATTCTATTGCGTTTAATCACGTAAAGATTGACGGAAAAACAGGAACAATGTCGTTTACATATGTTGCCGTTGACGCAAACGACAATGAAGTTAGAAGCGAGACACTAGATGATTTTTCTGGTATGGTGTTAGAAGATATTATAAAAACAGAAATTGCAAATGGAGGAATTGAATTCTATGGTGCAGACTCCGATAACGAAACAGTGGATTGAAAACGAACATTACGAATTGATTCCTGACCACGACGATAAAAACGAGTGGCAAATTCGTATTTTGGTTGGTGATTATAACGAAACTGTTATTAGCTATGGCAAAGTTCATTTCGGTGACGATGGCGTTGTCACATTTGATTATACTCTTGTATACTCGCCAGATGAGCAATTGACAGAAGATGATCCAGCTCTGCAGCTGGTTGTTGGCCAAATTCTTCATAGCATTATTGTTAATGCAATCTCAGAGGCGATGGAAAAGGAAACCGAGAGTGGCAAATCTTGACTTAGAGCAGGTTATTCTTCGTAACAT